CTTGCTGTAATGAAACCTGAATGTTTTGTTCTAATTGTTGTTTTTGTTCTTCATCTGGTTCAAGTTCTAAAAATATTCCAAAATCATGCATTGCTACTTTTTCCATTTCGTCTAAAGTAGATACATTAAAAGTGTTAATACTATTTAATAATGCTTCTTTAGTTAAAGGAAATTGTAATGCATCATTTACTCTTAAACTTATATTTTCAGCTGTTTTAATAGTAATGTACATTAAAGATTTTAATACGTGCCTTGTGGCTGTGTTTGAATTTGCGGCTGCCATTTTTTGTAAACCTACTAAAGCATTCTTATCTGGCATACTACCATCAACTGCTTCATTCAATCCAGTCGTATCTCTTATCATTTGTAAGTAGTATTGATAAGTTTGTATTAGAGATTGTATTTTAGCAAGCCCACTAGAGGATTGTAATTCTTGTATAGGAACTTTACCTCTATTTAATTCTCCATCTTGCGTTAAAGATCTTCCAACAATACTACCTGTTTGAAAATACATATTTAATGCTTCTGCTGGATTATAATTTGTTCCATTGCCAAGGTCAACTTCCGCAAGCCCGTCCATATCTAAATATACTCCATCTGGAACCACACGAGATAATACTTGCTGTAGCTTTAAATGAGTTAATTGAATCATATCCGCAAAGCTTGTAACTCTACTTACTAATGAATCTATTCTACCTTTGTACATTCTAGGTGCTGAAATAGAATAGCTCATATTAACTTTTGTAGTATCAGCATATGGCCTAGTCATGTTTTCAGCAAACTTCCACTCTAAAATTTTACCCATCCCAAGAACCTTAGCCCCTGTATATAATACTTCTATACTTCTAAACACTCTTTCAAAGTTGTCGTTTTTAGGTGGGTCAAAAGAATCATCTTTTTCAATTGTTTTTTCTAAACCTTGATCGGTTTTTTTAATTTTAAAAACTTGATTAGTATATGTTTTATATTCAAAATATAATATAGAAACAAGATTATTATCATCTTGTCCTCCATAATTTCTTACATAATTACTATATTGGGAAGGTCCTTTGTATTTTTGTATTTCTTCTAATTCACTATCTGTTAAAGCCGGAAATTGTCTTTTAACTTCTGATAAGCTTAAGTTTTTGACCTCTCCAACATAATATATGTCTTCAAAATTAGGATCTTCTGTATAAGAATAAACTATTGCGGCGGGATCTACATAATCAACTGTAACACCTTCAGATAGATTAAAACTTGTTTTTGAAACACCAATTCCTAATACTGCTAAATCATATGCAATTCTTCTTTGATCTTCTTCAAACTTGTTAGCTTCAAAAACATTTTTTATTAATTCTTCTTCGGCAATTTCTACGCTTTGCTTGTAATTTAATTGTAAAAATAAATCTAATTCATCTTGATTTGCAGGTAGTTTTGATGGATCTGGAGAAGAATATAAATTGTCTCCAGTAACAGCATTTAATTGATCAATATATTCTTTATTTATAATATCATTTAAAGCATTAAAAGCATAATCAGTTCTTTCTTTTAAAGCAAAAGGATCAGTTGCAAAAGATTTTATTTCATATCCTTTATCTGTCATTCCGTTTACTACAATGTCTACAAACTTCGGAATTACTGGTACAATTTTCCAATCTAAATTTAAATAAGACAAATCACCATTAATAGATAATTCATCTTTATATTTTGAAACGGGTTGTTCCCCTCTAGCATATAATCTTAAGCTATGATAGTTTTGAAAATTCTGTAAATATCTATCACCGCCTATATCTTGTCTGAACCATTCGTTTTCAATGGCTTGAGCCACTTGTAACCCATAGTCATAACTATTCTTTACTGAATCTGGTACTACCTGATCTGGGAATGAACTGTTATAATTTGTGTAAACCATTTATTTTTGAATTATTTTTGATGTAAAGCCATCATTGTTATATTTTTTTATTCCTAAACTCATAGGTTTTAAAACCCTTTTAGCTACGGGAGCATACTTATTTTTATTACATGCCATTATAGCTAAGCCTGAGCTAATTGATGCATCAAATTTTGTTCTGTTATTTAAATTAAATTTAGACCAATCATTGAGTGTTCTTATAAAATACATATCTCCATATGTATCATTATTAAATCCAATATAAGAATCTATGTAGCTTTCTATTGCGGCTGCGTGTGCTTGCTTCATATCTTCACTGGAGTTTGGTACACCACCAATTTCTCTTTCAGTAACAGATAATTTATTATAGGTTTTGTCCGGTCTGTTTATTGAATAGCCTCTATAACCTCTTCTTTTTAAATAATATAATAACCTAGGTTTGTTATTCTCTGCTAAGATAGGCATCCCATAGAACACTAAAGCCATTAATACATCCTCAAAAAAGGTTTCTGCATTATCAGGTCTTGCAACGTATTCTAAAAAAAACATATTAGGTGGTACATCTTCCATAGAAAACTTAGTTAATCCGTGTAAAGATCCTTTAGACCCTCTACCATCAACTGTACCAGATATATCGTAACTATCACATCCAAATGCGCCACAGTGTTCATTGCCTGGATATTTAGCTCCATTCTTTAAAATCATTCTGTTTTGCATATTGCTATCTGGAACCCAAGAAACAAAAAATCTACCTTTATTATTTGGTACAAACATTACTTTTGTATCTCTAACACCACCTAACCATTGAAAGTTTCCTTGTGTTATTAAGCTAGAGTGTTTAATGTCTTCATTATAATCTATTTGTTCGTAAATCTTAGTTAGATTAAATAAAGATTGTTTTGTTTCATCCCTAAATGCATGCTGTATAGTTCTTGGGAACTGTCTATAAAATTCATTTAAAGCATCTTGATCTGTTTTTAAACCTTCAACTTCGTTTTGCCAATAATCTATTACGCCTATATCTACTTCACTTTTATCTATACCAATTATTGGTTTTTCTGGCGTATCGAATATAGGTACTCCATATTTATCAATGAATCCTTCGTAGTTCCATTCCATAGGTATGAACAAAGAATATAATCCTGAACTAGTCTGTCCGTTGCGGTTTCTTTTAGTAACGTTTGAATTTTCATATAATCTTTTAAAGTTTTCCCCTCCTTTATCTAATGCATTTGATGTTGATCCCATCATACACTTACCTACTATTCTGCTACCTAATCTTAACGTGGTTTTAGTTACTCGCCAGTTGTTTAATATATTATCTGGTCTTTCCCATTTACCAGATTCATCATGTACTAGCAGTTTTAGTTTTTCTCCGTCATAACTGTTATCCCCTGTGTTCTTCCAGTCAATAGTAGTGTCTAATCCTTCAATATCTTTTAGCTGCTCGTTTAATTCTATTTTTCGTCTAGTTAGTTTCGACGCCGGGACCCTGTACGCAAGCTCTGTCTTCGGCCTGTCCATCCCGTCCTGTACCGGCTTGAAGAAGAACGGATAGTTCGTGGATATGGGTACAACCTTGTCGGTGAACATCTTTTTTGCATCAGCACCCGTCTTCGATAAAATTCCAAATCTAGCATCGCTTGATATCGTTGCCTGGCTAACAGTCTCTGATGATGCCATGAAGCTAAACCCAGACCGTCTATTCTTGAGGTAGCATATACCGTAACATCTACTGTCGGCCTTACAGGCCTCCCAAAAAATGTAGAATAGTCTGTTAGATTCCCTGAACTCTGCGGCCCCAACATCAATCTTGGTCCACTGCAAGTACATGTAGTGAGAACCAGTAACGTAAGTAGGGGTACCATTATTATAGAACGAAAACCCTTCTTCTCTAGCTTTAAATTCATTCTCTATATAGTTATACCATTGTTCTTTAAAATTGTCTGGATAAGCATCCCAATCAAAAACGCTTTTAATTTTACTAAGCGCTTTGGGATATTCAAATTTTTCCCAATATTGTTCGACTTTTACATTGCTTCTTTTGTAAGCTTTGTTTATTATTGGTAACCCAATCCTAAAGCCTTGTATATCATATATTGCACCTACTGTACCGTTTTTACTTATAACTACTAAATCATATTCTTTGTTATAACCGTACTTAAAGCTTTTTAATCTATTTAACCTTTTTAAAGTATTAGGTCTTATGTGATCATCTACAATTGAATATAGCGTTTGTTGATACATTATTTAGATCTGCTTTCAGCAAAACCACCAAACTTTTTAGCTTGCTTTGTATTATCTTCTAACATTTTTTCTTCTTGCTCTATTCGGCTTAGTATTTCAAATGCATCAAATATTGCTAATTTTTTAGTTGCAGCAGCATTTTTAAGTCTGTCCGCAGATATGTCATCACCTGAATCTACAATTGCTTCTTTAGCCACTTTAATTAACTCCTCAACTGCTAACTGCCCAGCCTGGATTATATTCAACTTCGTTTCCTTTGTGTTCATATTTAATAACAATATCATTTGATTTCATACAGTATAAACGCTCATTGTCTATTATAAATTCCCATTCACCATTAGGCGTGTAGCCTACTAGGTCACCAGAGCTAATATCGAGCTCGTTTAAAGAGCTATTGTCATATTTTAATATACCAATAAGGGCTTGTTCTTTTTCTTGCTTTAAATAGTCATTATTTAAAATAGGCTTAACAAAGCATCTGTCTCCAAAAGACTTCCACTTCCCTTCTGTTCTATATAAATAAATTTGATCTATCTGACAAAAATATAAATTATCTTTAAAATATTTACTACCGTTTTTTTCTTTACCTCTTATATCATAATATCTTCTAAAAATATTATGATGTATTATTATTTCATCACCTACTTTAATAGGTGTTTTGTATGCTAAGGGTATTGAAATTACTTTAGCTTTTTTATTTATAAACTTAAAAGATTCTATATTACAATTTAATATTAAATTTTTATCGTTTACTTTTAAATTATTATCATATCTTTCTCCTATTGGTTCAACAATAAAATCGTATATGCTATTCATATTCTAAATTATATTCAACGGACACCGGCATGTTATAGTTAAACTTTTTCCATGGCAACACCTCATTATTTTTTTTAATAAATATATTATAAGAATGGTCAGTTTCGTCCAACACGATATAAGCTATTTTATGTCCCCCATAGACCTCTTGCCCAACAGAGTAGTGCATAGCATCGCTTTTATATTCAGATCCAATACTGATCTTCCTTATAATACTAGACATCTTATTGTTTTACTTCTTCAGAAGATTCGATTTCAGTATACTCACCTGTTTCCAAGTCAATGCTAATTGCACCGTATTCTTTTTCTAACTCCTTTTTATATTCTTCCATTTGTTGGCTTATGCCGGCATATTCGTGTAACAGTACATGCTTTTGGTTTTCAACAAATCCAACGTCTCTTAAAAGATTAGCCATTGATGTTTGCTGTTCTTTAACTTTAGCAAGTTGTTCTTCTGTTACTTTGTTTTTTACTTCTTTTGTTTTTACTTTTTTCATTTGATTAAATTTAATTGATTATAAATTATTTTGTTTTGTCTTTTATTTTTTCAAAAGTACGTAAACCCCCAAGGCCTAACATACCTAATAGTACAGTCATTAAATGCTCCATTTGTAATGCTGGAGGAGCGTCAGTTGTTTTTGTAATCCAAATAAATAAATCTCTTATAACAAAATTGTAAGCTAATGCAACTCCGCAAACCCATCCTATAAATGGACGCCAACCTGCAACAAATACTGTTCTATGGCCAGCTTCGATTTCATTTATTTTAGTTTGTAATTCAATAATTTCATTAGGGTCTAATTCTTTACCCTTAATAGCTTCTCGAATTTCCCATGCTAAATTACCCGCAACAGATTTTCTACTGTCACCACCTTTTAAAAGGCCTAATAATAATTTCCACATAATTAAGCTTTATCGTAAGCTTCTTTTTCCCAAGGAAGATTTTTTGCCCCTTCTTGCATTTTGCTTCTTGAATACGTTTTACCTTTCCAGTAAACGTTTTTATCGTCGTAATCTAAATCACCTCTTTTAAATTGATCTATATGAACCATCTCGTGATCTATAACTTTTTCTTTATCTTTTGGGTTTACATTAATATCAACTAATATAGAACCGTTATTATTAGCTTTACCTAAAACCATGCCTCCTAAGTCTACACTATATATAGGTGTGTTATCGCAACTGTAAGGTGGTGTGTTTAGTTTAAACGCCATAAGGGAATTTTTTATTTAAAGCTTCTTTTCTTTTTTGACAACCACAAGGTTTCTTTAAACTTTTAGAAATTGAATCTACAACAGTTTTTACACCTGTTACAGTGGTTATTTTTTCAATAGTATCTCCTAGTCCTGTTGCTTTCATATGATTAAAATTATATACCCCCTGCCTAAACAGGAGGCATATTAGTTAATAATTAAGGAGTATAAGTAACTGTGTTTGCGTAAAGTTGCAAGTTAGTATACAAAGGAGCTTGTCCTGGGGTTGGTACACCACCGGTTTGATCTTTTCCTAAGCTTACGGATGCTTTAACTCCACCTGGATTAGCAGTAAGTGCTCTGTTTACAAATGCAATTGGTGATCCTGAGGTGTAATCAGGTATCCCAGCACCTCCTGCAGAATCTGTTGAAATTAGAAAGTCAATTTTAGTTAGTGATGATGTAGTTAAAGCTACAGTTAATACTCCTGTTGCGTCTACGTAACTAATGTTACTGATTTGATCTACGTTTACTAGTACTTCTCCTTCTGTTAGTGGAGCACCAGTATTAACGATACTGAATGATAAAAATTTAGCCATTGTGTTTGTGTTTGTAATTGTGATTGTTTTTGTTTGCTAGGGTTTATACAGTCCTATCTGTTATTATTTTTTTTTACCGTACATGGTTGCTACAGAGGGTTTACCTAATTGTTGGCCATAGCCCTTGTTCGCGTTTTGAAAAGGTGAATTACCTTTCATTGCCATTGGTGCAGTTGTACCTTCAGTACCTTGCCCAGAAATATCATCTACTGGGTTGTAAGCTAAATCAGCTTGTGCTTGTCCCATTGGCCCCTGCCCCATTACTGAATCTGCTTGTCTCATAACAGGTTGGCTCATCATATTTATACCTGATTTTGAACAACTAGGATTATTTCCAGTATACTGACCTGCATAGCCTTTTCTTAATGAAGCCATAGATCCTTTACTAACTTGACCCATCATAGACGGTCCTTCTCCAGCAGATTCTTTTACAGCTTGACTAGCTTCATAAGCAGCTGCTTTTTTATCGCCGCTTTTTTTGTCAGCTATTGCATTTCTTGAATAATCTTGCGCAATTTTTTTTCTTGATTTGTCGTAACCCATAATTTCTGTGTTTTTGTTTGTGTAATTGTTATTGTTATTGTTATTGTTTTATTAGCAGTTCCATTTTTTTAAAGCTAAAGCTTTTCGAGTTGGCTCTCCATTGGGCTTTTTCATTGGTCCTTTTACACCACTCATCCTTGCACAAAATGACTTACGTCTTTTAGCCGCCTTACTACCTTTCTTTAATTTAGAAGGTTTTGTTGTTACAGCAGTTTGAAGTTTACTTCCAGGGTTTTCTTTCTTGTAAGATTCAACCCCTTTTTTGTTTAATCCTCCTTTAGGATCTTTTCCTTCTTTTCGAGTCCATGCTGCCGTTTTCTTTTTTTGAAAAGGTGAGTCGTTTTGTATATAAGCCATTACTTTTTTATTTTAATCCACTTACTTAATGTATAACCGATTGTAACAATTAAAAGAATTACTTTTAACCAAACTTCTAAGTTTGTCATAGTTACAACGCCTACAGCCCCATTTAGCACTATAAGCTTAATATCATTTATTTCCATATCTTACATGGAACCTTTTGCAAGTTGTGTAATAGGACCTGCTTTATAAAAAGGCTTGTCTTTTTTAAGTTCCATACCTGTGATCCCTGAGCTAGATCCTGTTCCCATTGGAAAACCCATTGTATTTAATGGACCATCCCAAAGAGCATTAGCACCTACTACGCCTTCTGCTGCTTTTAATACTGCTGGTGATTGTTTTTTCATGTTGTGTGTGTTATCTGTGTTTGTCTTTGTTTACGTTATTGATTGATGTTTTTAATACGGTATCGGTATATGTTCTACCTAGCATTATAACATTTCTTCTTTCACTGGTTGGTATATCTTCTTGACCAAGCATTATTCTGTATATTCTATTTATAAGTTGCTTACCTTTAAAAGACATTTTATATAGATGGTATTTTTGAGTGGTATGATTTCTTTTACGCCAGACTTTAATCCAGTCTTCTTGTAATAATCTATTCCATCTTCTATTATCCCAGCTATAGGAATAAGCCCCCATTTTAAAATCTATTTTGCTAAATATATCTATACAATCTAAATATATAAGAAGTTCTATATCTGCACTGGTTAAATTATTGTTCTTAGCTGCCCATTGTCGTATTATTCGATAATGTTTAATTAAGTTCATTTCTTTTAAATCCTTTGCCTCTAATCTTCTCATAAAACTATAACAACGTCTTGAAGCTTTATAACCTGATAAATATTTTTATCTATTTCTATATTGTGTCCTGCAGAACCATCATAATAAATATTATCAGATTCTTTAATACCTACTACTTCGGATCCTATTGATATTACTTCTGCTTTATTGTATCTTAAATCTTCTCGTTGATTTTCAGAAACCAATAAACCACCTTTAGTAGTTGAAGTACCTTGTTTTTCTTTACTTATAATTAAGTTTCTACCTATTGCCTTCATTAATTCTTAAATTATTAATTATACAATCAGTAGATAAAATAGTTGTTGCAACAGATGCCGCATTTCTAAGTGCTGCTTTTGTTACTAGTAAAGGATCGATTATTCCGGCTTTAACCATCTTAACCGATTTACCCGTTATCACATCTAGTCCCCATCCTTTCTTTTCAGGATGTGCTTCACTAATGTTAGCGTTGTCTAAGATAGTGTGATAGGGAGCTTTAATGGCTTCCAGAAGGATGCTTTCAGCTTTATCTTTAGGTTTGATAAACATAGCAGCGTTTAAAAGTGCTACACCACCACCCGCTACAATACCTTCTTTAATAGCGGCTTTAGTAGCACAGATAGCATCTTCTACTCTATCAGTTTTTTCTTTTAATTCTATACTTGAATCTGCACCTACTTTTACAGTGGCAATCTTAGCAGATAACCTAGCTAATCTTTTTTCTAGTCTTATAACCTCAGGAGCAGTATTGTTTTTGTTTAAATCTTTTTTAATTGTTTTAACAATCTCTTTAACTTCATCACTAATACTTTCAACTTTAAGAATAGTTTCGGTGTCGTTAGTTATAGACTTAAGACATGTTCCTAAATATTCTGGAAGTATCATATCCATATCATCGCCTAAATCCTCGTTAATAATTGTTGCTCCGGTGAGTAATGCTAAATCAGTTAACATATCTTTTTTAGTAACACCATAGGTAGGTGCATTGATAACGTTTACTTTTACAACATTTTTTATTTTATTCATAGCTAAAGTAGAAATTACTTTAGGATCTAAATCAGCAATAATAAGTAATGATTTATTGCTTTTAATTGCATGCTCTAATATATTCTGTATTTTTCTTACATTCTCAACTGGTGATTCAATAAGTAAAACTAAAGGGTTATCTAATTCAGCAACTCTTGTTTCTGCTTTAGTAACAAAGTGAGAGTTTGTTAATCCTTTATTATATTGTATTCCTTCTACTAATTCAGAAGTTGTTTTAGATAGCTCTGTAGCTTCCATCATTACAACACCAGTTTCGTCAACTGATCTAAATGCTTCAGCTATAACAGCACCTAGTACTTTATCATTGTTTGTAGAAATACTCGCAACTTGATCTATCATTTGACCGGTTACTTTTATTGAGTTTTTTTCTAGATAATCTATTACTTTATTAACAGCATTATCAATACCCTTTTTTAAATCTCTAGCGCCAAGCTCTTCCAGTTGTGGATAAGCTTGCGTTAAGATTGAGTGTGCTAGCACTGTAGCAGTAGTGGTTCCATCACCTGCTTCTTTCACAGTTTTCCTAGCAGCTTCCTTTAGAAGCGTAGCACCCATATTTTCTATTGGATCTAATAATACTATTGAATCCGCTACAGTTACCCCATCTTTTGTTATAACAGGTTTACCTCCAGCATCTTCTAAAATTACACGTTTACCGCTAGCACCAAGTGTGGAACTAACGGCTTTCGTGAGTTTGTTTATACCTTCAAATAGTTGATCTTTTGCTTCGTAACCGAAACTAAGATTCTTGACAATCGCGTCTGACATAATTTAATTTAATTTGATTTAATTTTAATTGATTGTTACTTAAAGGTTTTAACGACTTTAGGACCGTTTATAAATTCTATTTTTTTAGAATAGTGGGCAACAGAAGCGTCAATCGCTGATTCAGCTCCTTCTAGTGTTTCCCTACGGGTAACGTCGTTCCAAGTTCCTTCTTTCTTAGGGTCTTGGTATTCGGTTTGATAAAAACCGTTTGGTAGTTGGGTGATTCGCCAGTTACCTTTATCAGCTATGTGCCTCCAAAGATCTATGGTTTCATCGGAAATTTGTGGTTGACTATTCCACGAATGAGTCTGGTAAAAAAGTGTCATTGGTTTTGGTTTTAATTAATTATAAGGTTTACAGTTTATTATCACTTAATTTTAAGCACCTTTACAAGTGCAGCTATTATTTCCGCAAGTACATTGTTTAGTCTTGTTATAAACAGTATCAAAAGCGCTTGCGCCTAGTATTGTTAGTTTATCTATTATATCACTTTGCATATCAATAATCATTTTTTCTAACTGATCATTTCTTTTTTCCATTTGGTCTGCAAGCGACTGTAATGATTCGTTTTTACTTTTTAAAGCATTTACTTCATCTGGATTCCTACCTATAATAGCATATATAACCACAGACAAAGAACCTACTATCATACCTACTATAGATACGAATATATCTTTATTATCTTTTGGTATTTGATAAAAGGAAAGAAAAAGTAATAATGCAATAACTAATGCAAATATACCTGCCGCTCCGGCGTAATGTCTTAAATCTCTAGAAGAATTTGTTGCCATATTTATTTTTGTTTATTAATTATGTTGGGTCTGCGGCAAATGCCATAAAGATGTAGGTTTGTCCGCTTTGGTTTACTGCGATTCCTGCGCTGGAAGTTATTTCAAATCCATTTGACAAAAAATCTAAATAAACATTTCCACCACCTGAGTATTCCGAATCTAATTGATTAGGCATTAATAACTTATTTGCAGGGTTACTTGGATTTCTTTTATTATCTACAATATACCAGTTTCTTGCAGCACTTGACTGTTTAATCATAACAAAAGCAGGTCTAAATCCTGTTACAATGGTATTACTACTTGCACCTGTTCCAGTATAAGAACCCATCTTAGAATATCCATCTACTTCTGCAAAACAATATGCAACGTAAGTTGAAAGATTATTATTATTATGAGCCGTAGATGCTGAAGTTCTTGTAATAGGTATTACATCTGTTGTTATATTGTCATAAGCTCCAAAAGCAGTTAAATCCATCTCTGCGTTTGTACCAAAATATAAATTATAAGGATTGTCTCCACTTACATTTCCTGCTAAATCTTTATGGTAAATCATCCATTGAGATGTAGAAGATGCACCACCACTTTGTTCAGACATTTTTGTTATAACCATTGCAGGCATTTTGCCTAAACCGTGACCAATTGTAGCGCTTGAACTATTATTTCCTGTATATTCAACAATACTAAACCCTGCATCTACATTAGCAGATATAGTAGAAGTTAATGTACCATCTGTATTGCTTACTGCTGCACCTCCTGCTTTCCAACTCCAAGCTACGTATGTACCTCCATTTCTATTAATACCATTATTAACAACAGAAGGAGTTGTAAAACCAGTTGATGTTATTGAAGGTGCTAAATTTCCGTTTGGATGATTGCTATAATCGTATTCAGCGGAAGTTGTATTTGAGTTTAATGCATAGTCACTACCTCTTACTGTGTCGTAAAGTTGATGGGAATTAGTTCCATTTCTTTCTTTAAACCAAACTAAATCAGGTGCAAAGTCTATTGAACCCACTTGACTGCTTAAAGAGTTTGTAGATTGCGCTCCACCAGTTCCTGTATATGTAATAGGGGTAAAGTTTTCACTAGGCACTATAGTAGGCACACACTGTATTTCATTGTAAAGCTGTGTTACTTGAGAGGCGTTTAAAGCTGAGTCGAATATTCTTATTTGGTCTATTGTGCCGTTGAAGTTTTGTTTACCACTTGCGGTGGTATATGCACCGATAGCGAAATCATTAGCACCTGACGCAAGACTATACAGTGAAGTGCCCGCCGTGCCTACTTGATTTCCATCGATATAAAGCTTTACAGAAGTGCCATCAACAGTAACCGCTATGTGTCTCCAAATATTATCTAACGAAACAGTTGGTGTAAATACGATAAAACTCATATTAGCACCATTCCCAATACCAACACTTACATTACCAACAGCTGTTAATTGGACTCGAAACCTTCCCGAAACATCAGCAGCAGAAGAATCAAAATCACCTATTAAATGATAATTTGCAGAAGAATTATTCTTATTAAACCAGCAAGAAAAGGTAAATGTTGTTGTAGAGGGCATTTGTAGATTACTATCTATATAACTACTACTCCCATTAAACTCTCCCGCATTTCCAAACTCACCTGCTACGTTAAAGTTTACGTTTGAAGCTGTACCGTTGTAAGCATATTCAACATTAGTTGCTGTACCATTGTATGTATTACCAGTGTCATTAGCGTTTCCACTAAGTTCATATAATGCTGTAGCTGCAACTGGATAATCTAATGTTGACGAAGTCGCAGATGTTTCAGCATATAGTAACGATACATTCGAGGAGCTTAAAGCTGTTGGGAATATTCTTACTTGGTCTATTGAGCCGTTAAAATGACTTCCAATATTACCCCTACTGTTAAACGCTCCTAAAGGAACATTAGGTAAATTTATTGTACCAGTTATTGTTGCGCTACCTACTACATTTCCATCAACATATATAATAAGTTGAGAAGTACTTAGTGTAAGTGAAACAAGATGCCAATTATTGTCAGCAAATACCCCAACAGAAGTGATGCTTACTGGAGCGTTTGAGTTATATGGCCTGTATGATGCTATAACTTTTCCGCTTGAATTTATACCACAACTAAGGTAATCGTCATAAGTAATAGGCTCATTATCTGTTTCTCCAAAAAGATATTCCGAGGAAGATGGGATTGAAGGTGATTTAAACCAAAGTGATATAGTAATGTTATTTGTTATAGTTGGAAATCCAGTCATATAACTACTACTCCCATTAAACATACCCCCTTGTCCAATGTATCCCGACCCCTCTCCGCTATCGCTAGCATCTGACATCTTATAGTATGCTAAATTAGTTATAGGATAATTTGGATCATTTGTAGTACATAATTCTTCATAATCTATTTCCCACCACCGTGTATCAGTTGTATCGTAATACTCTACATAACCTGTAGTGGTATTAAAACGCATTTCTCCATTAGATGGAGATGTTGGCCTTTCTGCAGTTGTACCTGTAGGTAATTTAAATGCTGAATTGTCAGAACCGAAATCAAATAATTCTGGTACCTCTATTTTTGTTATTGCCATATTAAAATGTTATTGTTCCTGTGCCCCCTGTTATAACTGTTATCTTATCACTTCCTTCTATAAAAGGCGAACCTGCTGCTTGTGTTACCCCACTCAGCGTAGGAGAAACTGTATTTGGATACCTTAATATTACAATTCCGGATCCGCCATCGCCTCCAGACATAGTGCTAGGCCTATTAGAACCCCCACCTCCACCACCACCAGTATTAGAACTTCCACTGGTTCCATCGCTATTGTAGCCACCTGCACCACCACCACCAATACCTCCAGCTCCAGCAGGCGACGAGCGATAAGCATCTGATCCACCTCCACCTCCTCCAGCATAGTATACATCAGACCCTGAAACTTGCCCCACAGACGCAGCTGCTGCATTTGTAGCGTTTAGTATATTAACAGCTAAACCTGGCCCACCCGATCCAGAATTTCCACTATAAGCGCTACCAGTGCCGTCAAGCCCAACGCCACCAGCACCCCCGGAACCCCCCGTTTTATAATTAGGGGCCCCATTTATACTACCACCACGAAATCCTTGCCCCACTGTTCCTTGACCACCGATTTTTGAATTATAGGCTCCTCCAACGCCAGAACCTCCATCCAAAAAGCTCACTACTCCAATTCCTCCTGCTAAAGAAGTTATAGCCCCAAACACACTGTTTCCACCTTTTGAAGGGTTAGAGCTATTTGAAGCATTTATATTAGGTCCACCTGCGCCTACTGTAACTGTAAATGAATTACCAATTGTTACCTCTATAGAAGATTCTGAAGAAGTGCCTCCCCCCGATGTTGAACCATACGAAGTTCTTAAACCACCTGCTCCTCCTCCTCGACCAGTAGAGTAAACACCTCCACCACCACCCGCAACTACAAGGTAGTCAACGGCTATTACAGGGGATATATTAACAAAATTTTTCCATGCAGTACCATTATAAAATTGCATAGTGCTTGAAGAAGTTTCGGAGCTTTGACTTTGATCATTTCTAATCATACCCTCTTCTGGTGTACCTGCAAACACACTACCTGTTGGAAATTTTAATCCATTAGTACTCTGTGGCTGGTTTAAATCCGTTACTCCTGTTATTACTTTTGTTAATGCCATAGTTTAACTAAATGTTATTGTTCCTGTACCAGCGGTGAATGTTGTTACACTATCTGTTCCAACTGCTGCAGTTGTTGCTGTTAATCCTGCACCTACGGTAATTGTTTTTGTATTGGGGTATCGTAGTATAACTACACCTGAACCACCGTTTCCGCCAGTACCTGTTCCTGGATAAGCACCACCACCACCTCCACCACCAGTGTTTGGGGTTCCGCTATTCATTGTCGTAGAAGCTGCTCCGGCTCCGCCTCCTCCAGCTCCACCACCACCAGGGCTATTGTTTGCACCAGCTCCACCTCCACCTGCTCTTGTTACAGATGAACCTGTTATTGTAGACGCAACCCCAGCGCCTCCGGTTCCGCCACTTGCAGAAGATACACCTACAGCGCCGGCGCCACCACCACCACCTCCTCTGTAATAGCCTAAATCAGCTCCAAGTCCACCGGCATAGCCTTGATTAGCAGTACCGCTACCAACAGCATTACCTCCAGAACTAATAGAACCGCCACCACCACCAGATCCACCATCTGAACCTTTAGAGCAGGAAGGGGTATTTCTTGCTCCTCCAGAACCACCTCCTATTGATGTTATAGTTGAAAAAACAGAGTCACTACCATTTGTTCCTTTATAACAATTTGCACTAGTACCAATGTTACCCGCACCTCCCGCACCTACAGTTACAGTGTAATTTGTTGCCACAACTAAAGATAGAGTGGTTTCAGAAGATCCACCACCGCCAGAATCTTCATTGTTATATGATGCTCTATAGCCACCAGCACCACCACCACCTCCATTATATATGGTACCGCCACCTCCACCAGCAACTACTAAATAGTCTACAGCAAAGCCAAGGTCAATTTCTTTTAATGTTTTCCACTGAGTACCATTATATACTACAGTTGTATTAGTAGTAGTATCAACGCGCATCTCACCCGCTGTAGCAGAGGCTGGTTGCTCAGCAGTAGTACCTTTAGCCCAAACAAGGCCTCCAGTATTACCACTTAAATCTATTAGGTCTGTAGATACTTTCGTACTCATATTATGTTGTTGTTACAAATTCAATTACTGAGTTATTTGGTGGAGCAACTCCAAATGTTAATACACTAGGGTTACCCGCTACAGTGTATGAAGACTTAGCTTGATATACACCGTTTATAAATACATTTACATAGTTTACAGATGAAACTTGAACAGAAAGCGTATATGCTGTTTGAGCACCAGTACCAGCGCCAGTATTTACACCTATAGTAGGTAAGCTACTTCCCCCTCCAGCTGCTTCTGTTATAATATCCCCATTACTGTCCACTGCTAAATTAGCTACAGCAGTACCAGTAAATGCACTTGCTGAGGTGTAGGCATTAAATTTAATTTTGCCTGTAGAAAGTATTCTCATTCTTTCTCCGCTATTTACATCAAAACTCATTGACTCATCTGTCCTATTAAGTGCAATAAAATTTGATGTAGAACTTGAAAAATTATCGTGTGAAAAATATAAAACAGGATTTGCATTAGCATTAGCAACATTAATCCTAATATTTTTAGCAGTTTCTAAATTAACATATCCAGCAGCACTAGGGCTCGTAGTCCCAATACCCACATTACCACTAGTATCAATTCGAAAAACTTCGGAAGTGTCCATCCTGACAGCTAATGGTGTGGAGCTGTTTGACCCTTGAGACTGCCTTGAATATATATTATTTACACTTGTACTTGGTATAATTAGAATTGAAGATGTATCACTAGAATCTGTAATAGCAAAACTTCCTGCCGCTTGAAGGGTTCTATTCGGACTAGTAGTCCCGATTCCTACGTTGCCTGTAGAGGTGATGCGCATTGCTTCAGCAAGAGTTGTAGTATTACCTGTATGGAAAGCTAATTCGCCCTCTCCTGCAAAAGTACTATCGTTTACTGCTCTAATTTTAGCAACTGTACCAACTCCTTGGTCTGAAGCATCTGATTGATAAAAGTCAATATCCCCAATTATTTGGTTTAAACCTAAAGAAGTATCAGTATTATAAAGCTGAATAGTAGGTGTTTGGTTTCGCACCTGTACAACACCACTCGAGTCTATGCGCAAACGTTCCTGTGGACCAGAACTATCAGTTGTTGTTTTTAATATTAATGCAGCATCTCCCGCAGCGGTAGAGATGGAAGTTATTTCTGCTCTTGCGTAGCTTGTTCCTGTTAAAGAGCTTAAAGGTCTTAAAGTTAAACTTGCAGTTCCGCTCGTTACCCCCGCTAAACCTGCTCTAATCTCTAAATCATTTGTAGAAGATGTTGATTGAAAAATACCATCTCCACTTACATCTAATTTATTACTAGGGCTTGTGGTCCCTATTCCTACGTTGCCTGTTGCTTTAAATACCGCAACGGGAGTTGAATATGTAGCGCCTCCTACTGTTGTTGATGGTGTTATTTCAAAACCGCCGTCTACATTTTCTTGAGCAGCTAACATCCACCTGTAATGTGCTGCACCTGTTTTTAAATATATTTCGGGCGAAGAATTATCTATAATAAAATCATTTTTTACATAAACTTCGCCTAAGGAGTCTATGCGCATTCTTTCGATTTGGTTTGTAGAAAACGTAAGGTTTCTTCCATTCCTTGCATTAAATCCCCAATCTAAATTTCCGTTTGTAGTAACTGCTAATCCGTCGGATATGCTACTATTACCAAAATGTGCTACATCTTCAGCGGTTGTGTTTGAAGTTTTAACGCTTAATTTAGCCCCAGGAGTAGTCGTCCCTATTCCTACGTTGCCTGCGGGGGTGATGCGCATTCTTTCGGCGGCATCGCCTCCTGTTGGGTTTGTAGCAAAGGCTAAATAATGGTCATTATTTCCTGTAGCTGTAGCTGCTTCAATATAAGCGTGTCTAATATCAGAATTAGCTTCAGATACACCTGACATATTGATTCTAACACCTGTACCTGCATAATTATCAGCATCTCCTGTTGTCAGCATTAAAGCATCTTTTATAACACCCTGACCACCTGTTTTAATAATTACTTTGTCAAGTAATCCACCACTTAAAGAACTCCCTATCCCTACGTTGCCACTAGAGTCTATGCGCATTCTCTCTGTGCCTGTTGAACCATAAAGGCCTAAAGCCCCAGAGGCTGGTGTACCTATAAATCCGCCAATTGTTCCTGAATTTGACAGTCTAACAGTAAACTCGTTTGTTGCATCAAGATATGTTCTACCGCCATATACATCTAACTTAGCAGCAGCCGCAGGACTAGTCGTCCCTATTCCTATATTAGTACCACTTTGTGCAATTGCGGAATCGCCTAAATTAGTTGAAGTTGTCCATAATGGAACTATATTAGCTGTACCAGTTCCTGAAATTGTACCAGCCGATCCGTTAGCTGCAGCTGTTATTCTACCCTGTGCATCTACCGTTAAATTTGCATTAGTATAAGCACCTGCGGCAACAGTTGTGTTCGCTATAGACACTGCACCTGATGCAACCGAAAGCCCACCAGATGTTGGAAAGTTTGCAATACCTGGAACAGTATCAGTAGCTATATCAATATTAGCCTGCACTTCAGTCCACTCTGATACGCTAGTTGGGTTATTAATGTTTGCAATTACTAAATCTCCTATATTTAAAGTAGGACTCCAAAAACCACTCGCATTACCCGCTACGGTAACAGCATATGTCCAACCTTGCTGTATACTGTTTGGACTGGTAGTTAAATCTGGTGAATTTGTAGATGCATTATAGCCTCCTTGATATATTAATGCTCCAGTTAAAACATTATCAACATAAGATTTATTTGCCGCGTCGTTAGCTGCAGTTGGTGTAGTTACATCTATTATCTTATTGCTGTTCATGCTAAAATTAGCCGCTGGCACAGTAAGATCATTTATCGTTAATCCTGTAGTATATGTTACAATTTGACCGCCTGTTGCAAGATTAGTACCTGAATTTACTATTGTAGCTGTATTTGCGTCTACCGTAGGATCAGCACTAGTGCCTCCGATTGTTATAACATTAGCATCAGCAGATGTAACGCTTTGTACATAACCACTTAAATTATCTGAATTTACTGTAAAATTTGGATAAGTGCCCGTAACAACGGTTCCTCCAGTACCAGCTATTGAAACTGTTTGATCAGGAGCAGTATTTGTTACAATGGGATTAGCAGGATCTGAAGCATCCACACTTATAGCAGTTCCGGCAACTACGCTGTCTACCCCGGTTGCATCGGTTGTGTCTATATTAAAACTAGGATAGGTTCCAGTTATAGTAGCACCACCTGAACCAGTAATTACTACTGTTTGATCAGGAGCAGTATTGTTAATAATAGGATCTGATGCAGTGCCTGTTACACTTATATTCGTACCTTGTGTTACTGTAACAACACCTGTTATTGGTGCATCTATCCAATTAACAACAGAGCCTGTTGATGAAAGCAATTGTCCCGTCGCACCTTTGCTGTTAGCACTATCTAATAGCCAACCATTTATTTCTGCGTTTTGCGTAGATAATCCCCCTGCTCCTGAAATTTCTATATAAGAAGCAGTAAAATCTCCAGCTGCTGACTGTTCTGTTATTATAGAATCACCTAAAGTTGTTGATGCACCAGCTCCTGTCCATTTAGATATTTTTTCTCCAGTACCAGTTCCACTTATATTTCCATTAGTTGCCCACGTTAGCTGATCTGGTGTTCCCCCTGCGGATGTTAATACTTGGCCAGCTGTACCTGTTGTTTGCGGTAATATTAATGTATACGTTGCTGCTGCTGAATGCGGCGGGCTTTGAAGTGCAACACCGTGTGTACCTGCAGAACAATTAAGCTGTAATCTACCATCAGTACTAGAACCATTAATAATTACTGTATCAGCGGCTTGGCTAATTAATGAATTACCTATAGCTGTAGCTCCCGTAAAAATAGGTACTGTATTAATAGTACCTGTACCACTTACATTTCCATTGTCTGTCCACGTAGCTGATGCCCCCGCACCTCCACTTGTTAATACTTGCCCCGCTGTACCTGTGCTTCCGCCTAAACTTAAATATGTATTAGTACCAGTTAATGCTATGTTTTCTGCATACAATGTTTGTGATAGCCAAAGATTTTGCCATTTTTTGGCACTACCACCTAAATCTTTTGAATCGTTTGCAGAAGGCCATACCTGTCTACTTGTAATTGTTAATGTTTCACCAGCTGTATCATCAAGAAGAGCTGAGTCTTCTATATCGGCTCCATTAACACTCCATTTTGTTAATGTATTAAATGTACCTGTACCTGAAACTGTGCCCGGGTGATTAGTAGTTACAAATGTATATATGTCTCCTCCTGTAGCAAGTGATAAACCATTTTGTACAATAGCAGCGGTGACACTACCAACTGTAGGCTGTTGCGTAGTACCTCCAATTACTATAGTATTGGCATTACCCGATGTTACAGATATTACACCCGCTACAACGGATTGCAAAGCAGATACCGTAAAACTTGCGGTTTGATTTCTCCCGTTGCTACCAGCTGAGGTGCCTAAAATTAAATCCGTTAATTTTGGGTCAACTAAAGGATAATTATTTATTATTGCCATTTTATATGTTTTTTGTTTTTTTATTTTTTAACAAGTACCAGAACTAGTAATAATCCCTGAGCCACCTGTATAAGCCCAGTTTACCCCATCTGAATAGTAATTGCTACCTGCACCATTACATGCTGTAGAATCATTCCAAACGCCTTGTGCTGTTTGTAGCTGCCCTCCTGTAATATAAAAGAAATCATTTTGTGAATCAGTACATGCACTTGTTGAGGTGCCACCATTTCCTAAACCTATATAAGAAACAAATGATTGACACGAATTGCTAATTGATATAACACCTCCGTTATATAACAGTGCACTGCTGCCATTGTTATAATAACCATTTGATGGGTTAGATCCGCTTACTCCATCTGAATTTGACCATAGGGTAGCAGCTGATAAACTTCCAAAGTAATACCAATTTGTAGAGGGACTGGAGTTTATACATGCCGCATTTGCGCAAGTACCTGTAGGCCCTAAAGAAATTGAGTTTGGAGATTCCACAGCAACAGTACCTGAGGCAGTAGTTTGATAGCTAGTTGCACCGGTTCCAAAAGTACCGTTAACCACTCCACCGCCACTTAATGAAAGTGCTG